ACTGCTCGTTCAAACCGGCGAACTTCGACTATCACCCGCACGCGACCGTGGCTTACGTGCAACCGGAGATTGCCTGGAAGTACGTGGCGGATGACAGGCTGGAAGGCAAGACTCTACGGGTGAACGCGATCACAGTGTCCATGCCGGGTCTGCCGCATGAGATCGTTCCGCTGCTGGGTGAGTGGGCGCCGTGGCACGAGGGGCCGGTCGAGAAGCTAGCGAAGTCGGAATCCCCCACGATTTGGGTGGATATGGACGGCGTGCTGGCCGACTTTGACCGTGGCTATCGGGAAAGGTTTGGCGCTGAAGCGAAGGACACCCCAGACAAGCAGTTGTGGGCCAACGTAGCCAGCGTACCGGACTTCTTTTCCGGCCTTCCAGAGACGCCTGACGCGCGCAAGCTTTGGGACCTGGCAGATGCTAACGGGAAAGCGCGGATACTCACCGCGCTATCGAAGTCACTGGATTCGTGCCTCGCGCAGAAGTTGTCATGGGTCAAGGTTTTTGGCATAGACATAGACCGCGTTACCGCTGTTACTGGAAGGAAGAACAAGGTTTTGTACTGCCAGCCGGGCGATGTCCTGATCGACGACCTAAAGGAAAACATCGAAGCGTGGGAGTCTGCTGGTGGGCGCGGGATTCTGTACACGGGCCTAAGTTCTGCCGGGAGCGCTATCGTGGCTCACGAGCCGTCCAAAATGGCGCTTTCCTCAACTGATCGTTTAGCGAAGCGTCGGCAGGAGACGCCCACTATCGCGCAAGCCCGGCAGGAGATGCAGTCTGCGGTGCTGCACTTCTTCCAGCGGACGGCGCATGAGATCGCCACGGCTATCAGGAGCCGCCACGAGAAGCTGGCCAAGGGCACTCAGGATATCGAGTCCTTCTTGCGCAGCCTGCCAGACGTCAACTGGGAGAGCCTGATACCGGACCTGTCCAGGAGCCTGAAGACGGTCTCGCGCGAAGCGGGCGCACGAGCGCTGGCGGATCTGGAGATTACCGACCAGGAGATGCTGTCGGACGTGAACGATGTGGCGGCCGACTGGGCGGACCAGCGTGCCGCCGAACTGGTGGGCATGAGGCGGCTGGCGAGCGGTCGGCTGGTGCAGAACCCAGATGCGCAGTGGAATATCGCCGACAAGACCCGAGATGACCTGCGGGATATCATCGCCGATGCGTTCGAGCACAAGACGGACATGCAGGACCTGGCGGATGAGATCCAGCAGGCCGGCGCATTCAGCGAGTACCGGGCGGGCATGATCGCCGCAACCGAAGTGGTGCGAGCGGAGAATCAGGGCAACCTGGCCGGGTGGAAAACCAGCGGCCAAGTTCAGCAGATAGGCATCGCTCTCAGCGGGGACCATGACCAGGACGATGAGTGCGATGACGCGGCGGATGACGGACCCTACGACATAGACGATCCGGACCTTCCGGAACTGCCGCTTCACCCGTTCTGCCTGTGCGATTACTCGATTGCCCAGCTCGTCGGGCAGGATGAGCCCGAAGAAGACTGACGCAAGATCTGCGGAGGGAAATTCCATGGGAAGCACCGTTACGGATATCGTTGTGCCCAAGCTCGACCTGCTGAAGTTCCCGGAGTTCTCTGCGGACGTTCTCAAGACGTTCGGCGGCCGGCCGCTCTGGAAGGTGGATGAGAAGACCCACACCGTCTACGGTCTGAGCACGGCCGAGGTGCCCGATGCCGACAACGAGAAGGCCTCGTACCCGGACTCGAAGCGCAACTACCTGAAGTGGGGAGACGCGACCGCGGCGATCACGAGCGCGGCCGGACAGGCTATCAGCCGGGGGAATATCCGCTACCAGCACACGACGCAGATCGCCGGGAAGGTCCTTCAGATGGACTTCCTGGATGACAAGCGGCAGATCTGGTTACTCACTCAGCCGGTCGATGACAAGATCTGGGAGCAACTCGCCGGCGGCTTTCTCACCGGATATTCCCATGCTGGCCGCTACGAGTACCGGCGTTGCGATCACTGCGGCTACGATCTCCCGGCCGGCAACTACTGCCCGCAGTGCCACCAAGAGGAGTGCGCGCTGTACGCGCCCATCCTCTCCGAAGTGTCGTATGTCGATCGGCCGTGTCTCGGTATCGCGACGTTCGCCTATGTGAAGTCCGACGGCTCCACTGAACTGCGCAAGTTTGTGGCACCCGCAGCCAAGAAAGTTCTGGTCGACCTGGGAGAGTTGGCCTCTTTGTTCACCGCGAACTTCATGAAGGCGGTGGGGGATCTCGGCAAGTCTGGAGGAGTAAGCACAGCGACCGGTCTGAACTTCTACCAGCAGGTGGGCCAGGAGAAGCCGAAGTGTCCACACTGCGGATCCGCCAACGTGCAGATGGTGAGCACCCAAACGCACCGTTGTGAGGCGTGCGGGAGGAACTGGGAGAGCGGCAAAGAGGCACGAGCCCGCAATCCGGTGGGTCAGTTTGTGAATAACGCCTCCGGGCCGGCGCACGAGGCCCTGGTGGCGCACGGATACGAGCACACGCGCACCGGTAGCACCCGGGATGGTGCGGCCGAGCCGGTGTCCTCCAGGTGCTACCGACACGCGGGCGGGGCGAGTTTGACGTTGTGCGAAGACGGCCGCTGGAGCCACGAAGATGGCAAGGGGCGCACGACCACTGGGACTGGCGTGGATTCACTCACCAGCCATCTGGCGGCCTGTCACGCGAAGAAAGCGGATGCGGCGCCAGCCGCCGGAAAGGACACCAGGACCATGGAAGACGCAGCGGTTCAGAAACTGGTAAGCGATCAGGTGGCTGCGGCCGTTGCCGAAGCCATGAAGTTCAACAAGGCGGTGAAGTATCTGGTGACCGAGGATGACGGCACCCAGCACCTGCCCTACACCGATGAAAGCGGCAAGCCCGATCACAAGCTGATGGGCGCCGCCTGGGCCGCACTTCACGGAGGGTTCCGCGGCAAGAAGTACGAGGGGCCGGACAAGCAGAAGGCCATCGAGCGGCTTAAGTCGGTCTACGAGAAGGAAGGTATGAAGCCTCCCGAGAAGATGGCCGCGATGGCGCTCCAGATGGAGGATCTCCGCAAGCGCATGGCGGACGCCATAGACAAGCGCACCGATTCACTGCGCAAGGACATGAGCCAGGTCGGCCGGCTGGCTGACATCCTCCAGGGCATCCGCTGGCTCCAGCAGAGCTCTTTCTGGGAAGGCCAGATGGAGCAGGATGACCGCGACTTCGCTATCGCGGACCGGCTCGGCGACTGGCTACAAGAGGGGGTCAATATCCTGAATGTGATCGTCATGGACGAGACCTCAGAGTTGACCGCAAGTTTAGAAGCACCCGCCTTGAAAACGGCGGCAATTCACAACGAAGGAGAAGTCGATATGAATGCAACGGAGTTGCTCAACAAGGCGGCGAAGGGGCTGAAAGCACATTTCGGCAAGGCCGCCGCGTTTCATGAACATAAGGCCGCCTGCCACAAGGCGGCGTCTACGTCTCACGCCGATCTGGCCGAAGCGCACAAGGCCATGATGGAGTTCCACTCCAAGACGAAGAAGGCCGACGGGGGGGACGAAGAGGAGAAGTCCTTCCACAAAGCATCCCACGCCTTCCACAAGGCGTCCCACACGCACCATGTGGACAAGGCTTCCCACCACGAGAAGCTGCACAAGGCCCACTCGACGATGTGCGATGCCTGCAAGGCGGCTGCCGAGAGCGTCGGTAACGAGGAGGCCAAGGCGGACGGCGCCGGCGATATGACCAAGGCTCTGGGCGACACCCAGGCGGCCCTGGAAGCGAAGCTGGAGCCCATCACCAAGGCTCTGGCCGCTCTCGAAAAGCTGGAGTCGCTCACGAAGGCTGTGGAGACGCTCCAAGCCGACGTCACCAAGATGGGTAACGAGACACTGCCCACGCTGGTGAAGGGCTCCGGATCTCCTCAGTTGATCGGTCGCGACGGCCAGAACCTCACTCCGCCGGCCGCTGGCGCCGACCCCGGCAACCTGCTGTAGTTCGCGAATCGCGAATCAAGAATTTCCGGCGGTGCTCGCGGGCATCGCCGGATATCCCGCTACTGGCAATAATCGCCATCCACTAAGTTCCGTTGCCCCCTTTGTCGCGGAACCGGCAGCACCCGAAAGCAGCACACCAAATTTTCAGGAGAAAATACTATGCGCACCATGACGCAGCGCTTCTCCCAGGATGAGTATCTCGCACTGGGGGCAATGCAATTCCAATTTCAACAGGAGTTCCTGAAGGGGCTCCCGTCCGACCAGCGGGCCGGATTCAAGAAGGTCCGCAACCACCCGCGCACCGACGAAGAGCTGAAGAAGTTCGAGTTCGAACAGGCGGAGCGCTACCAGCGGGCTCGCTTGATGATGAAGAACCTCCTCAAGTACCGGCTGGATAACGGAGGCAACCTCGACGCACTGCGCAAGTTCGGAATCAGCACCCAGACCGGGTTCAACTTCTACGACCTGCGCGCACCCGTTCTCTTGCAGTATCCGGTGAACACGCCGCTCCGCAACATCATGGCCCGCGAGGGCCCGGTGAACGCCGGTGTCGGTACCAGCGCGCACTGGAAGGGAACCACGGATCTCGGCGTGAAGCCGATCTCCGTCCCTGAAGGTTTCCGCGCTCCGGTCCGCACCCCGAACGAAGTGGACTTTACCTCGGTCTACAAAGAGTTCGGTGTGGAAGGTGCGCTGACCTTCACGGCCCAGTGGTCCGGCGAAGGCCTGGTCGACAACCTGGCCGATCAGCACCTGCAGAACACCCAGTCTCTGTGGCTCGGTGAAGAGGGCATGATCCTCCACGGCAACTGCGGCACGTCGGCTTTCCAGGGAACGGCCGGAAACGGATTCGTCCTGGGTACCCCGGCTACCCCGGTCCTGTCCCAGGCCGCGGGTAGCTCCAGCCTCACCAGCGGCACCGCAGTCGCCGTGGCGGTGGTCATGATTACCAGCATGGGCTACCCGTCGACCACGCAATACGGCTACGGCGCCCAGCATAGCGTTGCGGGTGGGCTGATCCCTTATCAGCAGCTCCAATCCCCGGCCGGAGAGAACTACCAGATGGTCGGTGGAACAAGCGCGGTGAGTGCACTCGGAACCCTGAGCGGAAACGTGGGAACCACGGGCAACGTCGTGACCGCGACCGTTACCAACAAGCCCGGTGCCTTCGGGTACGCCTGGTTCGTGTCCACCAACGCCAGTCCGGCGCTTTCCAACGCCTACCTGTACGCCATCACCACGGTTCCGACGGTGGCCATCAGCGCGGCTGCTAGCTCCGGTGCACAGCCGGCCTCTGCGGTGGGCCTGAACCTCGACAACAGCTACACCTCGCTGGACTTCGCCGGTCTGCTTCCACAGGCCGCCTGGGCTGCCAATAACTACACCTGGCCGAAGGGCGGAGCGCAGTGGAATGACATGGGCGGACTCCCCTTAACGTCGGCCGGCCATGGCCAAGTGACGCAGCTCGAAAACGCTTTCGAGAACTGCTTCGCGAACTGGCAGACCGGATACACCGACATCTGGTGCAGCCACGATGTCGCCCGCTCGCTCACCGCGGCCATCATGGCTTCCGGGACGGCGTACACGGGTATGCAAATCGTGGTGCAGCCCGGTTCGCAGGTCGCTCCCACTGTCATCGTCAACGGGTATCCGAACCGCTATGCGGTCGATTCCCCTGGCGGCGCTGGCGTGATCCCGATCCGCGTTCACCCCATGATGCCTCCGGGCACGATGTACCTGGCGCTCAACAAGAATCCGTATCCGCAGTCTCGCATCGGCAACGTGCTGGCCGCCCTGATCCAGCGCGACTACTACGCCATCGAATGGCCGGTGACCTCGCGCGACTGGACGTTCGGCACCTACGTTCAGTACGTGCTGGCGCACCGCCTGCCGTGGATTCCGCAGGTCTGGACCAACATCGGGACTTACAGCGGCGTGTAGGTCTTTTCAAGTCTTCTCCGATCAGGTTACTCCGGTAGCCTGAGCGGGGACGGGGCGGGCCGCTGAGCAAAGGGCGGCGGCCCGCACTCACAAAGAAAACGAATTCACTAAGGAGAACTTGAATGCAACTCGCAAATCTCAACCTTCCGCCGCTCGCGCTGATGAATCCGGACGTGCTGGCGCTGCTGTTGGGGATCTCGGATCTGGTTCCGACCCAGTTGGGCTCCCCGACTCCGACCGTCACCGTGCAGGGCGTGGCGGGTTCCACCACGTGCACTTACATCGTCGCGGCTCTGTCCGTGGCTGGCCAGGCTCCGAGCGCAGCCATCTCGGTGACCACTGCCAACGCTGCGCAGACGTCCGCCAACTTCAACCAAATCACGTGGGGGGCGGTCCCCAACGCTCTCGGCTACGCGGTGTACCGCTCTGCTGGCGGCGGCTCTCAGGGGCTGATCGCAATCGTGCCCACCTCCGCGTTGCAGCGTCCCGCCGTGGGCATGTCCGGTCTTAGCGCCTACTTCCAGATCAACGATACCGGTCTGGGAGCCACCGCTGCGTCCGCGAATGGCCCGACGGCGAACACCACGGGCTGCCTGCAGCTTCCGGCACCCGTTTTTTCGGCCTCTCCGATCATGGACGGCCCGCTTCCGGCAACCCTGTCCACCGCGGGCGCCCAGACCCTCACCGTTGTGCAGATAGTCGCTCCGATCCTGATACGGTCCGGGAACAGCACCCCTGTCACCGACACCACGCCGACAGCCGCGCAGATGGTTGCGGCTCTCCAGGGAGTGCAGGCGGGCTGCACCTACCAGTGGATGATTCGCAACATCAACACCGGTACCGGCACCCACACGCTGCAGGGCGGCACTAACGTGACCCTGGCGGCCGGCAACACCAACACCACTGCCATCAGCAACACGCATTCCTGGCTGGTGGTGTTCACCAACGTGACCCCGGGCAGCGAAGCCGTGACGATCTACTCGCTCGGTTCCGCGCTGCTTCACTAGAACCCTGTGGGGCCGGGCACCGTCCTGGCCCCGCTCTTTCCGAGTAGGCAAAATCCATGTCCATATCCATTACAGCGGCATCGAACGCTAACCCCGTGGTGTTCACGTGCGCCCTTGGCGTAACCACTGGGCAGCAGGTGTACTTGTCCGGCTTCACGGGAAACTGGGCGCCCTGCAATGGGGCATGGTCCGCGGTCTATTCGGCTTCCGGATTCTCTATACCGATCGATTCCACGAATTTCGGAGCGCTCGCGGGAAGTCCGGTGGCATCCATAGCGTTGATCCAGCCGAATCCCCTCATAGACCTCACCACGGTTACCCTGGTGCAGGATTACCTGCGCATCAAGTCCGATATTGAGAACGACCTGATCCAGACCTGCATAACAGCGGCCAGCGTGGAGTGGATCTGGCGAACTGGCCGGGGTCCCGAGGGATACGTTCCAACCAACTCCCCGTTCGTCTCCCCGGTGTTCTACGACGAATTCTACGACGGCAACGGAAGCGTCCGTCAGTTTATCCGTAACTGGCCCATCGTCTCAGTCCAGGCGCTCCTGGTAAATGGTCAGTCGATCTCGGCAGCCTCGGGCTGGGGATCGGTCGGGTGGATGATCGATCAGAGTAAGAAGTCCCTGGTGATTTTGTCCGGTGTCCCGCAACGAACACTCGGTCGCGCACCGTGGGGCTCCGGGTTCACGGAGGGCGTCCAGAACGTCGAGGTGCAGTACACGGCCGGCTTCAGCCGGGTTCCACAGGACGTCGTGGAGAAGTGCACCAAGATGGTCGCTGTGAACTACCGGCGTACCAAGTGGCTGGATCTGGCCAGCGAGACCATGGGATCGCAGGGGGTGACAGGCACCACGTCGTACCGAGCCTGGGAGATACCTCCCGACGTGGCTAAAGTGATTTCCAACTATTCCAGGGATCTGTGGGTGTAGCGCTGTGATTACCCGCCTCACATTTGCGGATGGAAGCGATCAGCGTGTTCCCGCGCAGATCCGCGCAGCGACTCCAGTTATCGTGGCGGCCCTTGCCGAGCGGTTGACGTGGTGGATGCTGCGTCTTCAGCAGAAGATCCAAGGGGAGAAGTTGTCGGGCCAGGTCTTGCAGCACCGGAGCGGAAGGCTGTACGGGTCTATCATCGAGCAACCCACCGAGCAAGTCGGATCGCAGTTGATCGGCTCCGTGACGGGAGCCGGCGGGCCAGCCTGGTACGGCCAACTGCACGAGACCGGCGGGACATTTCATGTCAAGGAGTACGTCCGCCATATCGCCTTCAACCAAAAGGGTGAGGTGATTCGGATGCTCACCAAGGCCGGAACGGTGCGCAAGGCGGTGGCCACCACCAAGGAACAGATCGTCCACGCTCACGACGTGACGTTTCCGGAGCGCTCGTTCATGTCTTCGTCCCTGGCGGAGATCGCTGAGGAGATGGTGGCGGACCTTCAGCGCACGGCCGGAGCCAGCTTGCAGTAAAGAAAGATCCAATGTTCACATCGCGGGAAGCTATCTTCGAAGCCCTGTTCAATCTGCTCTGTGGCACCAAGCCCCCATCTTATTTGGGGGGAACCTGGAACTACCAGAGCCGGGACCTATTGCCATGGGAGAGGGTTGAGGTAGCGAATCAGCCGGCGTTGTTCGTGTTTCAGACACCGCAGCACGCCACCATGGACACGTTCGGTCTGACTCAGTGGAAGCTGGGAGCCGCGGCGATGGTGTACTACCGGCGCGACGAGATCTCTGACCCAAGCGTCCCGTGGGACGAGGCGGTCAACGACACGCTGGATATCTTGGAGTCGGCCATCAACCCGTTCCCAGGTCAAACACAGACGCTGGGCGGATTGGTGCTGCATACCTACATCGATGGTGCCGTGGTCTTCGATTCAGGCCGACTGGATCCGCAGGCCTTTATCCTGGTGCCCATCACGATGGTGCTCGGGGCGTTCGGAGCATAGGTTACCGAGTAACTCCCGGAATAAGCGGGCGCGCAGCCGGGTGTGGGGCATACCCACCAACACGCAAAACTCAGAGAAAAAGGAGATTGAGATATGTCCGCACCTTATATTCAGTTCGGCAGCGGCCTTTTGTACCTGAACCCGAATGCCGGCAACTTGGCCACCAACCCCACTCCGGTGAGGCCCTTTACCCTGCAAGACATCAAGATCGGACTGAAGGGCAAGATTGAGGCGCTCCGTGGTCAGTACCAGTTCCCGGATGACACGGCCACGGGAGACAAGGATGGCTCGTTCGAGTTCTCGATTGGGCGCCGGGACTTCTTCATGTTGAATAACATATTCAACTCGGACACGGTTACGACCGGGGGGGTCTCGGCGGCCACGAGCGTGCAAACTATTGCCGCTTCCATCACCATAACGCCGCCGGCGTCCGGAACCTTCG